ATAGAGATCTTGGAGAGGCAGAATGGCAGATAAAAGCGGCCGCGGCACTTATGCCATTACTGTCGATCCTTACGAGTTTAAGAATCTTCTCGGGCTTCTCGGTTCATTCCCCGCGGAGTATCAGCAACTAGTTCGTGATCGGGCGCAGCCTATGTCGCAGAGACTAGCTGGCCAGCTAATGATGAGCGGACTGTCTGCTCCAGCTCCACAGACGAAGCTAGTAGTCCAGACGATTAAGTCTCCACGCGATCGTCTTATTCGCGTCGACATCGGTGGCCCTAAGAAGGTCGGTCGTCCTTATGGTGGAGAAGCTTCTAAGAGCGGTAAAGGCGCGAAGGTTCGTCGACAAGCTGCGCCAGCGGGCGCGCTGCTCTGGGGAACAGAATACGGATCGCATGGCGGCGTCGACTCAATCGGCCGAACATTTACGAACAGATTTAAGACTCCCTACAATAAGCGCGGCTACTGGATCGCTCCAGCGGTCGACTTCTATGTCCCAGTCGTAGCTCGCGAGTATTCGCTTATGGTGCAGCAAATCGCTAAAGAATTGAGGCTGAACTAATGGCGGGCATTCCAAAGATAAAAATAACTTTCGACGCAGACTTCGACGAACTAAAGAAGGGCGTCAAAGGCGCGCAGAATGAAGTCGAGGGCTTCGGATCTAAGATGGGCGGATTCGCTAAGAAGGCGGGAGCTGCGTTCGCAATAGCGGGAGCGGCAGCTGCGGCCTACGCTGGAACTCTTCTAGTCGATGGAGTTAAGTCTGCAATCGAGGACGAAGCAGCTCAGGCTAAACTCGCTACGACTCTCCAGAACGTTACAGGCGCGACAGACGCTCAAATAAAAGCGACCGAAGATTACATAACCCAGACGGCATTAGCTAACGGAATCACGGACGACGTTTTGAGGCCGTCGCTTGATCGACTCATTCGCTCGACGAAAGATGTCACCAAGGCGCAAGAACTACAGACTTTAGCTCTAGACATCGCAGCGGGAACAGGTAAAGATCTAAAGACCGTCTCGGAAGCTCTGGGCAAGGCTTACGACGGCAATCTAGGCGCACTAAAGAAGCTCGGCGTCGGTATCGATGACTCGATCATTAAGTCCAAAAACTTCGACGCGGCAGCTGCGGCATTAGCTAAAACTTTCGAGGGCCAAGCTTCTCAGCAAGCCGAAACCTTTCAGGGAAAGATGGCTCGTCTTACTGTTGCATTCGATGAAGCGAAAGAGACTGTAGGTTCTTACGTTCTCGATGCGCTTACTCCGCTTCTGTCTGGATTCGTCGATAAAGGAATCCCAGCTATTCAGGGCTTCGCCGATTCTTTAGGTAAAACACTCGGGCCAGCATTCGGCGAGATCTTTAAGGTCATTCGCGACGATGTACTTCCAATCTTGACTTCTTGGTGGAAGTTCCTTTATAACGAGATAGTTCCAGCGATTCTTAAAATTGTCGGCCCAATTCTCGAAGGACTTAAATCCGCATTTGATAAGATTAAAAAGGCGATCTCGGACAACTCGACAGAGCTAGAGCCATTCTACGGATTCTTAAAAAAGGTCTGGGAGTTTACGGATAAGTATCTCGTCCCGCTTCTCGGTGGAGCATTTAAGATCGCACTCGAAGGAATCGGAACGATCGCCGCTGGCTTGGTTACAACGTTCTCTAAGCTGGTCACTTTCCTAAATAATACCTTTAACGCCGTAAAGAAGATTATCGATTACTTAAAGAATAATCCCGTTACAAACCTTTTTGGCGGTGGAGATAACTCGAAAGGTCTCAAAGCTGGCGGCGGCAGTAGCGGATTCTTAGAGCCAGACGTCTCGCCCGTAACTCCATTTAGTCCGCAAGGATTTATCTCGCCAGCTACAGGAGCAGACATAGGCGTCTATAGTCCAGCGATGCAAGCTGCGATCTTACGAAGTGAAGAGCTAAAGGCAGAGACAGCCAGACTTCGGGCGCAACGAGAAGCCAATGCCCAAGCTCGCGTCACTGTAAACATGGGAATCGTGGGAGATCCAGAATCAGCAGCTAGAACTATCATCGATGTCGTAAATAAGTCGCAAGCGCGCGGCACTCTTGGCGCGGCTGGATTCTTGCTTCCATGACCCTATGGACTCCAGTCTGGAGCGTTCTTATTGATGGAGTCGAGTATAAGAACATAACTCTGGCGAACTTATCGATCGAGTCTGGCCGTCGAGACATCTATCAGCAAGCCGTCGCGGGCTACTGTAATTTATCGATTCTCAATCTTGACGATGATCCGATCACTGTAGTAATTAACTCTGGGATTACCGTCTTCGTCCAGAACTCGACAGCTACGCCAGTGGCGATCTTCGGCGGAAGTGTTACCGACATTATTACCACGGTCGAACAGTCTGGAACTGGCGGGCTGGTCCAGACTATAAATCTCACAGCGTTAGGCGCGCTCGCTAGACTTCCAAAAGTTCTTACAGACGGCGTTCTATCCAAAGACTTCGAGGGCAATCAAATCCTCGACGTTCTCGATGGCATTCTTTACGGAGCTTGGAATGAAGTTCCCGCAGCTCTTCACTGGGCCGATTATGATCCGACGACGACATGGGCTAACGCCGAAAATAGCGGAGTCGGTCAGATCGATACACCGGGAAATTATGAGCTAACATCTAGAGCTTCCAGCGTTACAGATGCTTATTCTTTAGTCGCAGCTCTGGCCACTTCTGGACTCGGTTACATCTATGAAGACGGCGAAGGCCGCATCGGGTACGCAGATTCGACTAGAAGAGGCACTTACCTAGCTACTTATGGTTATGTCGAACTTTCAGCTAATGAAGCTTATTCCAACGGCCTACAGACTTCGACTCGTTCGGGAGATGTTCGTAACCTAATTACGATTACTTACAAAAACGGCCAGCAAGTCACAGACGACGAGCCCGAATCTATTGCACTGTATGGATCACTAGCTCAGAACGTAAGCACTACCTTGGAAACTACTTTAGACGCTACTAATCAAGCTTCGTTCTACCTGGCTCTTCGCGCTTACCCTAGAGCTAACTTCGAGTCCATTCGTTATCCGCTGGGCAGCCCTAACGTAAGCGATGCAGATCGTGACGCTCTTATCGGCGTCTTTATGGGAATGCCAGTCAACATCTCAGACCTACCCGCGAACATGGGTCTTAACTTTCAGGGCTTCGTCGAAGGCTGGAGATTCTCGGCGGGTTATAACTCTCTGGCTGTCGATCTTTACGTTACTCCGATCGCCTATTCACTCGACGCGTTCCGCTGGAATGACGTACCCGCTTCCGAAAGATGGAACACTCTTAGCCCTACACTTACATGGTTAGAAGCGACAGTAGTCGCATAAAGGAGAAGAAATGGCAACTACTACACCTAATTTTGGCTGGGTCGTACCGACTTCGACCGATTTAGTAAAAGACGGAGCGACAGCGATCGAGACGCTTGGCGATTCTATCGACGCTTCTTTAGTAGATCTTAAAGGCGGAACGTCTGGACAAGTTCTAAAGAAGAACTCGAACACAGACATGGACTTCGTCTGGTCTGCCGATAGTGCTGGCATGACTAACCCGATGACTACGACTGGCGACACGATTTACTCTTCGAGTGGATCGACTCCAGCCAGACTTGGAATCGGAACGACTGGACAAGTTTTAACTGTATCTGGCGGTCTTCCAGCTTGGTCTTCTCCAGCTAGCGGAAGTCTTACTCTACTTTCGACGACGACTCTTACAGGATCAAGCGTTACAGTTTCCAGCATTAGCGGCTCTTATCAAAATCTATTTATTCGCATTGAGGATTTAGGTACGGGCGGTGCGGTTGGTATTTGCAGAATGACAGTTAATTCGATTACTAGCTATTTGGCTGTTGGCGTAGACAGTGGAACATCAGCTATTTTCCAAAGTAGTGCGAACATACCAATTTCAGGAAACCGAGGCATGAAAGATACAGGCGGAGATTACAAATCAGCCGTAATCAACATTTACAATTACGCAGGCACAAATGGTTACAAAGTTTTCGATGTCGTCTCTGGTTGCACCAATACTGGCGGTGGAGATGCCGTAACGATGGCGGGCGGTAACGTATTTAGTGAAGCCGCAATTACGAGCGTAACCGTGTCTATGTCTGCGGGTAGTTTTGACGGCGGCCCTATTATGAAAATCTACGGAGTGAACTAATGACTAGACCAATGGTAAGAGAACATAACTCAGAGACGAACGAGATTATCGATCGCGAGATGACAGACGCCGAACACGCGGTTTACCTTGCAGAACAGCAAGAAATCGCAGAGCAAGAAGCAGCGGCAACGCAAGCGGCACTAGATAAAGCTGCTCTATTAGAGAAGCTAGGCATTACAGCCGAAGAAGCTAAGTTACTTCTCTCATGACGTACCCAGTCGGAACAGCTGCGGCAGTCGTCGAAGTAGCACTGGCGGAAGTCGGCTACGTCGAAGAGCCAGAGAACATTACTAAGTTTGGAAAGTTTACTAAGGCCGATGGTCTACCTTGGTGCGGATCTTTCGTTAATTGGTGCTTCCATGAAGCGGGCGTAAAGCTTCCATCGATGGTCTCAACAGCTGCGGGAGCGCATAAGCTCAAAGAAGTAAGTCGCTGGGTAGATGCAGAGCCTAAGATCGGCGATCTTGCATTTATGGACTTTCCGCATGATGGCGTCGATCGTATCTCGCACATCGGAATCGTCGTGGGAGTTAAGTCGAAGTCGGTTATCACCATCGAAGGTAATACTTCGGGAAAAGGCGATCAACGCAACGGCGGAATGGTAATGATTAAAGAGCGGGCATTCGGGAGCGGTAAAGAAGTCGTAGGGTTCGGACGTCCTAAGTTCGTGGCTTACGCTGGCGATTATCCAATCGTCGAAGTCCCTACCGAATCGGCAGCGAAGCCGAAGAAAACGGAGAAGAAGAGTGGAAAACTTAAAAGCTCTATTAGCAAGCTGGGCGCGTAGCTTCTTAGCTGCGGGTATTGCGGTTTACATGGCTGGAGTTACAGATCCCAAGGCGATCGGCATGGCGGGCCTTGCCGCCGTTCTGCCCGTAGTCCTACGCTGGCTAAATCCTAAAGATTCAGCTTTCGGGTTACAGGGGAAGTGACTCGGAAACTACTCGCGGGAAGTCTGGCCCTAGTCCTTTCGGCTGGGCTTTCCGCGTGTGGTTATCAGGGTTGGGTGCGCTATGAATGTCAAGAATACGAGAACTGGTCGAAGCCAGAATGCCAAGAGCCACAATGTATCCCTACTGGAACGTGTACTAGCGACGTCCTTGGAGAAGAAGCTCCACAGCCCAGCCCGTCGCCGTAGTCCAGAAGAAGTCCACGCGACTCTCATTCTTATCATCGGCTCGACTTTAGCGGCTGTCTTCTTGATCGTTACCCTTGGAATTACTTACGCGCTTATCTTCGTTACTCAGCCCATCGGTAATCAAGCTCCGAACGATGCGGCCTTTATTGATCTTCTAAAGACTCTAGCCATCTTCTTAACTGGATCGCTAGGCGGAGTTCTGGCGGGTAACGGATTAAAGTCCAAGCCGAAAACACCAACCGACACGCCGACAGCCACGCGGGAATCTTGACCTAAGCGCGTTCTTACTTCACTCTTTACATAGGGAGCGCGAACGTCGCTCCCAGTATCGGGAGCAAGTAATGACATCAAGTGAACTAGGACTATTCGTCCTTATGGCTATAGCGGGCATTCTATGGGCAGCGATGAGCTATTCAGTCGGTTACAGAGAAGGCCAGCGAGAAGGCTTTAAGCGCGGTCGAGCTGTATCACGTCACGCATCTAGGGAAGTGCGCTAATGAGCTTCTTAGACAATTACGAAGACGTCGCGGCCAGAATTGCCCGCTTATGGTTAACACACCCTACAGCTAGAGTCCAGACGAACATCGTGGACTTTAACGCCGAGAAGGGTTACGTTCTTATCCAAGCCCAGATCTTTCGCGAGTACGAGGATCTACACCCATCAGCTACAGATTACGCATTCGGTAACGTAGCCACTTATAACGTCAACATGAAGAAGTTTTTCGTCGAGGATACTGTTACATCGGCGATCGGTAGAGCTATCGGATTACTACTGGGAGCAGATAAGCGTCCGACACGTCAGGACATGGAGAAAGTCGAAACAGTTAGCGCGAAGGTAGCCAACTCAACAGCTGACGATTACGATCCATGGACACAGAAGTTCGGCGAAGTGCCAAGCTATAAGACAGCCGAAGAAGCAGAGCAGAGCGGAATCCCAAGTTTAGGCTCATCGATGGACGAGATTAAGAAGCAGCTAGGCGGAGAGTTACTTCCAGAAGCTCCACAGTGCAGCCATGGCCATCGCATCTTTAAGACTGGAGAAGCTAAAACTGGTAAAGCTTGGGGCGGCTGGTTCTGCGTCGAGAAAACCAAGGCGACACAGTGTTCTCCGCTCTGGTACGTCTTAGCCAGCGATGGCAAGTGGAAGCCACAGGTCTAAAGATGAGCGACTTAATCGAGATTATCTATCCGCAATCTATGACGGCGAAGCTTCTACAGAATGGCGAAGTTATAGCGGAATACAAAGTCGAACAGTGCGATAGCTGCGCGAAAGTAAAGAAGCTAGATCCTTTCGGTTATACCAAGGGCCAAGCGGGAGAGAAGTTAATCTGGCTTTGTGGAGACTGTA